CATCGGACTCAAAATTAGTTCCACTGCTATTTATTACAATCGCCTTACTGGCGTTCGATGCACCAGAAACATTAACTTCTAAATCTGAATTTAAAACTGTGTCTCCAGCAACGGTCAAAGTAGACGCCATATCTACAGCTCCGTCTATATCTACAACATCTAGGTTAGCCGTTCCATCGACATCTAAATCTCCTGAGATGTCTATAGACCCGACCGTAACGCCATTCGTAGTTGTTGCTCCCCGACCCGTAACCGAATCTAGTGTGTCAGATTCTGACTGCAAAGCAGAGTCAGCTTTTGCCCCCTGTGCGGCAGTTGCATAATCCGAAGAGGCGAACGCCTTTACTTCTGCAAGGTTTGTTACCTCCGAATCCATTAAAGCACCAGCGGCAGTGACGTTTGTTGTGTCGGTTACATCGGCGCTATCTTCAATGTTAGACAACTTAGTTATGTCGCCCGACGAAGTAAACTTGTGCGTTGTTGAGCTGTCATCAATGTCATCAGCATCTAAAACAACAGCACCAGTTTGTGTGTTCACGGTAATAACGGCACTACCCATAAAGACCCACGCCGATCCGCTGTAACGGTAAAACCCAGCAGAGTACCCTGTAGTTGCAGCAATAACTAAATATGTGTCTCCAGCCGTAGGGCTTCCTGGAAGATTAGCATAAGTTGATTTTTCTCCCTTTAGCTCAGGCATCAACTGAGTCTTATCTATAGCATCATCTATCTGTGTGCCTGTATGTGAACTGTTGTACGCCATTACTGTCTTACGTTAAATGTTTCTCCTGCCGAATCTACGAATGACTGAGTACCACCAGCACCATCGTCTACAAGAAAACTCTCGTAAACGGTTGCTACTACCCCACCAATTCTAGCTCCTACGCGACCCGCCCGTAAGAACTCAAAAATGTTTTTAAGTCCTACGTTTCTCATCGGGACTAGTCTACGAACTCGGTGCTTTGAATGATAGAAACTCCACCAGAACCAAGGAACTTAGCTCCCTTAGCGGCGTTCTTGCTTAGTACAATAAGTCCTTGTTCTTTTACAAGAAGATGACCATTGGATGCAGTTGGGGCAGATCCATCAAATGTAATAAGTACATTGTTGTCTTGGACATCAATGACTACATAATCAGTGTCAATGTGGAAAGCAGCAAATGCTGCTCCAGCACCAGTAGTTGCTGCTGATAGGTTTTCTGGAGTGCCGTTCGGGTTTACGTTCCCGATGTATAAGTTGGATGTTCTTGAGTTCATTATCTAGATTGTTGAGATACGTGCGTTCTAAAACGCTTGCCTATAGTATTATTGTTTGCTACTTGCTGTGGGTTGTCCATTTCTTCTCCTAAATAGTTCTCCGCAATCTGTTCCTCAAAGGAAGCTTTATTGTGTTGTCCATCCATTCGTAGAAAATCAGCGTACGTAGCGTGTGCCATGTAGTAAAAAAATTCTTGTGGTACTTGAGTCAAAGATGCAGATCCATCAATGTCTAAGCTCGTTAGCAAGGTAACTGGTTTCTTGTACGTTACCCAAACTTGGCTTTCTTCTGAGCTTACTACGTTCAGAATGTGAGCACCATCGGACTGAACTCCGAACTCGTACTCTATAGAAGACATATTGAGAAACGCCTGGTTTCGATGAATACGAACGAACTCCCCAATTTCGCTTAGATCTCTAACTCGTGGGGTGTTTGCCTTAGCTGACGCAGAGGTTCCAATGCTCCAGCCTGTTTCCGTTATGCTCGTTGAGCTTAGTGAGTAGTACGCAGTTTCGGTAGCATTCGGAAAACCTTCTATGATTATCCAAGCACTATTTCCGCTATTCCTAATTAGGCTGAATTCGGCAGTTTTGACCTTACCTGTTCCTGTAGTGGATGCTGATGCCGTAAAAATAGTTCCAGCGTCATTGCTTCCTGCACCAATTGAAGTAAAGTCCGAAGACCCAGCGTACTCTATTTGGTACACGGTTCCGTTCTCTATAGCTGTAGCGGATATGTCAGTGGTGTCGTAGTACGTGTACGCCGATTGACCGTTCTCTGTTCCGTTGAGCTTGTACAGTCCATTAACGCCATCAGTTCCTGCACCAAACACGTAATACCCGTCTTGGGTGAATGGACATATTTGGTTCTCGATGGTACGTGGTTCAGCAGATATTAAATACCTGGCCCAGTACGGAGTACGGTTGTACGCTTCGTACATCCGTCTGTTTGCTAAAGCTAATAGATGAGCATTTTCAGCAGTGGTAAAATCTGATGTACCCGACAGAGCGGATATTAGATCATACAAGTCTTTATTAGCTTTGTCCTGCATTACGCGTTATTGGGTGAGAGATCCTTGAACCTCTTGTTGTAATCTTGTATAAATTCTTTAGAATGCACGGTGTCGTTCCCGTACTTCTTTGTCAGTCTAAAGAACTCTCTTGCTGGCATTACTGCCACTGGCTTTCCTAGAACAGGATGTTCCTTGCCTTTAAGTTCTGCGGACTCTTTTCTGGCTATGTCTGTTCGAGCTTTTTCGGTTTCTTTTTCGAACTTCAGTCCAGTCCTAATCTCACGCATGAACGCTCGATTTATTTCTCCGTCGCTGTACCTTGGAAGAGATGTAATGATTTCCATAAAGAAAAAGGGAGGCCAGGATTGGCCCAACCTCCCTTAATAAATAATTAATTAATTAATTATGATGCGAATAGTTGTCCTGCGGTAGGGTAGTACTTCATAAGAAGACGAATCTTCCCTTCAGTAGCTACGTCTGGTCCTTCACCTGTGAAATTGTAGGTGAGGTCAACGGCGCTAACCAAGTGCAACCCATCGTCAAGCAATGCACCAGTATTGGTGAAAATCTTGCCCAAGTTTCCGCTGTCACTGAAAACGTCAACTTCGTCAACGAAACCATCAGCGTCACCGTCATCGCCGATAGCGATAGTGGCATCCGTGATGCTGGTTCCGACGACAAGCTCGTCAACGATAATAGCAGCAGCGTAAACGCCACCAGCCATAGCAGCTTCACCAACTTGAATATCTACAGCAGTCGCTGAACCAGCGGTTGTGCCAAGAGTAGACAAGTCAATAGAAGCTTCATAATTGAATCCCAACGCGAGGGTTTCAATGTTTTGTACTTTCTTTAATTCGATAGCCATAATAACGTACCTCCTTATGCGATTGCGGTGATCTTACCATGAGCACCAGGATGGTAAACTGCGAGCGTAAGCGCACAATCAACGTATCCACGCTCTCCGCCACCTTGATTAGGTAGACGAGAACTGCCCATTGGGATTAGCTCTGCAATACCAGCGTACTCAGGATTGACAAAATAGCCAGTATCCTGCGCAGCAGTATCAGGAGCGCAATCAGGGTTCATGTTCACAACAGAAACGATACCGTGATCGGACTGGTAAAGCTCAACGCTCAACTTAATCTTAGCGGATTCGCCGTTGTAGTTAACGCTACGAACACCTTCGTTAGCGGCGTTTCCATCTACACCAGTGCGAGCAAAGTCGCTGATGATCCGACGAAGAGCAGTATCTGCAATCAACGTCAACGAGTTCGTGTTTCCACTAACGCGATAGATAGAAGTGATGATGTTGTTCATCGCAGTTTCCGTGAACGCACCAGTAGAATGAATGCTACCAGCAGGAGTACGGTAATCTGCGGGAACCGCAGCAGGTCCAGAGGAATCAATCCAGTCGCCGAGGCCACGTAGCTTGTAAACAGAACCAGCTCCGTCTTCAGTGTCTAGATCGTTGTTCGAAAGCAAGGTAGCTTCAATATCACGCTTTAGTTCGCGAACTGCCTTAGCTTCAGCTTGAGCAACCTTAGCAGGGCCAACAGAATCAACAGCCTCTTGGAGGTCGCTAACCATGTAGTCCCGACGGAACTTTTGGGTGTTATTTGCAAGACGTGCGCGGCCACTGAACTGGTCAGTGAAAGTGGTTACGTCAGCTCCTTCAGCAATCCCAGTAGTTCTGGGAGAAGCGAGAGAGTCTACAGTCCATTCGTGGATCGTGCCAGATGCACGAGTTTTTGATAACGAGGACAGGACGGGCGTTTCTTCAGGAGCCAAGATAGTTAGCACATCGCTAAGATCTTCTCTATTGGAAGCAGCCGAACCTGGACTAGTTGTGTCGTATGTATTTGATAGTGACATTTTATGTATTCAGGTTAGTTGAGATTACGCGACCATCGCGCTTCTCTCAGTTTCTGGAAGTCATCTTTGTTTCCAGACTCTCTGAACCTAGACGAAAGATCCTTTAGGGCTTTTGAAGAATTGCTTTCAGATTTATCGGACTTAGCACCGCCCAACGAAGGGCTTTTAGGTGGAGACGGCTTAAACGCTTGGCCAGCACCTTTAGGTGATTTTTTAGCGTCTCCCCCGAACATATTATCAACTGAATGAGCTAATAGATACGGGAGTTGCCAACTAAGGTCAGGGCTTTGTTCGTAGGCTTTTTGTAGAGCAGGCTGACTAGCTAGTTGCACAAACTGTTTAGTCTGTTCACTATCTTTGTCGCCTAACCACTTAAATTCCTTTAAAGCTTTTTGACCGTACTCTTGGCGTAACGCTACAGCGTTTTCCGTTTTCTTCACTTTCTGAAATTGATCAGGAAGAAACTTGTCTCTGGATTTCCTTGCTTGCTTAAGGGCTTCACGCACCTCAGCTTTAGTCATGGTTTTCCCGTCTGCTTCTGTTACTGTGTCGTGTGCACCGTAATCATCAGAGTCGAACAAGATTTCTTCTGCCCAATCAATAACATCGTTGATTTCCTTCGCCTTGTCCTGAATATCCTTCATGGTATTCAGATCAGAGTACGGGTTATCAACAATATCAGATTTAGAAGATAGAATTTCGTCCTGTTGAGCTTTTAAACTTTCCTCAAGTGTTTGAGCCTTCTCCTCGGCAGCTTTAGCTCTAGCTGTTAGTTTACCAAAACGGTCAACAGCTCGGCTAGAAAGAGCCTCAGAAAGGTGTTTAATCTGCTCCTCAGAAAGATTTTCTAAGTCGATATTTGAAAGAACATCTTCATTACCCTCGGAAACCTCTTCTTCATTAGACTGAGATTCAATCTCAATATCTTCTGAAATAGACGCATCTTCGGCCTCTGGTTCAGACTCAGAAGGAATTAACTCCTCCATCTGTCTGGCACGTCTAAGCTCGAACTCAGACGCGGATATATTAGTATTTTCCGCTGTATCTTGAGAGGCATCAGCGACCGCCTCGATAACTTCACTCATGTGTATATGCTGTTTCCGCTATTACGCCTAGCGATGGCGAGGGCGTGATTATATCACGGAAACTTACATCTTAGACATGATCAGACCATTTTTTTAACAAATTATCTGAATCTGAGTCCTGAAGTATATCATCGTAAGCAGAAATCTCTCCAGAAATCTGCATTACTTCTTCTTGTGAAGCGGATCTTAGCCTAGATATACTAGACTCTCTTCGATCCTTTATATCTTTTATAAAACGAGCAAAGTGCTCGTACTTCGATAAAAATTTTACGTTCTTGTCCAAAGTTATTTATTGAGCTGCAGATCGCATCATATCTACTAATGTTTTAGACCTATTCCCCACCTGACGATACCATTCGCTATCTATCATTTCGTCAGCAGCTTTATTGTAGTCACCCCTTAGCAAGGCTTTTCTCATTTCTACAAAGCCATTTAATTTCGTTAATCCTAAATTAAACGACATATCTAATAAAACCTTCTGGACTACTGGAGGGTGTCTACCAGCTTTAGGCAAATAAGCATTAGCATCTTTTGTTGCTTGCTTAATGGACTCGTTGTACAGCAGCTTTATTTCTTTATCAGAAAGAGTTTTCTTTCCAGAAAGCATATCCTGCACATTGAGTCCTAATGCTTCTGCTTTCTTTCGGTTAGAAGGTTCGTCTAAATTAAACCCTATACCTATAGTGCGCTTGCCCTTAGTGTCTGTGTACACGCTGGGTTCCTCCCCCTCGTGCAAAGCAAGTTGATCGTATATTTCTTGATTATACTTAGCCTTTGTTCTTTGACGAGCAAGATCGCTTCTACTTAGATTGTCTGCCATATTAAAAATTTTGTTTTGCAAGCTCGTAGGAGAATGTTCCATCCTCAAGAACGCCGCCGTGCATAAGCTTACTAACAGCACTAGCAATTTTAGGATCATCAAATGCAGGATAATTATTTAAACCCTTTTTTCTGGCTACGTTAATAAATTCGTTGCCTTCCATTAAGTTTTTGCCCCCAACCATAGATGGAAGAATAAAATGTTTTCCATCAAAAGAAACAGTAGTTGTAACTACGTTT